CGTGAACTGATGGCTGTTGGCGGGTGGAAGACGCTTTCTGTGATGTTGAAGTATTGCGACGTTGACAACCAGTCAGCGATGCAAGCTCAGGCATCCCTTGCTGTTCCATCGGCAGCACCTGCTGCTGACAAGCCTTTGATCAGTGAGCCGACGGTCTTACCTGATGGCTCGATCTACCTCAACGGTCAGGTTTTCAGGCCCGCTTGAGGGTCTACCGCGTCTACCCCTCATCCCAAATGGGGGGTAAGTCGGACCAAATGCTATGTTTCTGGGATACAGGGGTTTGAGATCCCTGTTGCGCCAGCGGATGTGGCGGAATCTGGTAGACGCGCTAGTTTCAGGTTCTACCTAAAAATACACACCTCGGGGGCCGCAAGGCCCCTTTTTCATTGGTATGACTGGGTTGGGTACACACGTTTTACACACTATGGAATCTACCGTGGCCCCATGGAGCTATCTCAACAAGAAATCGACGAACTTTCGGATGAAGAATATGCCTGGTATCTGGCATATGGCGATCCAAAGTTAAAACAACTCTCAGAAGAAGAGTTGGAATGTTACATCAAATCCCACAAAGAGTTCGATCTTTAACACCAAATGTCAAAAAACCGCTACGTTTTTAGCACCACCCTGGAAGGATTTATCAACGTTGGTGAACCTTCCGGCAAGTACAACAACTGCTGTTTCAGTTTTCGTCTCCCAGATTCTGTACTGGAAGAGGCTGAAAAAGACCGCCAAGAATTGCTTGCTTGGGTAGAAACAAAAGTCACAGGTAGGGTCACTACTAATGTTCCTAAGTGGGACGAAGAGGGCCTAGTTAAGTACAGCTTCGACGGTGAAACAGGCCGTTCACGTCCTGTGTTTGTCGATTCTAATGGTGATCCTATCGATCTTAGTGTCCTTAAAACTATTGCTAAAGGGACCAAAGTTAAGATCGCTTGTCAGCAAGTTCCGTACACAAAGCCAGCAAAGGGTACAACTCTTAAGGTGCTGGGTGTCCAAGTTATTGAACTCCAAACCATGAATGGTGCATCTGATAGTGGATCTCTTTCCACTGAAGATGTAGTTGCAATGTTTGGAACAACCGAAGGATTTAAGGCAAGTGAGCCTCAAGTAAAGCAGGCAAATGCTGAGCCTGTTGCTGCTGGGGGATACGATTTCTAATGCCTAAGTTCCGCTCCGGATTGGAGGAGCGGGTGGCTGAGCAACTGGAATCCAAGAACATTCCCTTCTTGTATGAGGCGCAAAAGTTAAAATATGTGTTGGAATCTCGATACACACCAGACTTTATTCTGAAGAATGGTGTTGTCTTAGAGATAAAAGGATTCTTCAAACCATCAGAAAGGCGTAAACATGTTGCTCTTAAGGAACAACATCCTGACCTAGATCTGAGGTTTGTGTTTCAACGAAACAACACACTTACCCGTAACTCTAAAACTCGCTACTCGGATTGGTGCGACAAGCATGGATTCAAGTGGTGCATTTATCCCAACATTCCTGATGACTGGCTGTCATGAGTCTTGAAACAGATGTGTTCTATCAACTCGATTCCTGGGTTTATGACCGGGAACGGGAGGGCACACCCCTTGTGGAAATCATCGACATTCTCCGCGAATACCTAGAAATCCTTGAAGATGTTGACAACGGATGATCAAGAAACTTTTATCGTCCAAAGACACATTGCGTGTCCGTCCTGTTCTAGCAGCGATGCTTATTGCATCTGGAGTGATCATCACGGTCACTGCTTTTCTTGTGGATACACCTACTTTCCTGAGAAATCAGGTCAAGAAAAAACTCACTACCGAGCTAAAACAATCGACTATTCAGGAGATTTTACCGGGATCAAGTCCCGAGGACTTCATGAGGATACGCTTAGGAAGTTCAACGTCCGGGTCGATGAAGGCCCCGTAATACGGTTTCCTTACCACGATCAAGCCGGTCGAATCGTCGGGTACAAAGAAAGAACTCTTAATAAAGAGTTTCGTTGGCACGGCAAAAACACCGATAACCAGCTGTTTGGACAGCAATTATTTGGTGGCGGTAAGTCTGTCGTTTGCGTAGAAGGGGAACTGGATGCCCTTTCCGTCTGGCAAGCCCGCCCGAAATGGCCGGTTTTGTCAGTTCCCAACGGTGCCAAGGCTGCAAAAAAGGCTATTTCTGCTCAGTTGCCGTACCTGATGGGCTTCGATGAAGTCATCTTCATGTTCGACAACGACGATGCAGGGGTGGCTGCGGCCGAAGAATGCGTTCAATTATTCCCGTTTGGTAAGGCGTTTCTAGCTTCCTTGTCTGAGTACAAGGATGCGAGCGATGCCTTGCAAGCCGGTGATAGTGAGGCTATTCGTCAAGCTATCTGGAATAAACGAACCTATACCCCGGCTTCAATCGTTGATGGACGAACACTCTTTGATCTTGTATCTACACCGCTACATACAAGCGATGTTGATTATCCTTTCCCTTCTCTCAATTCCGTTACTTCCGGTTTGCGAGCGGGGGAGCTTGTGGTTCTCACCGCAGGATCAGGAACGGGTAAATCCACACTAGCTGCTGAGATCTGCGGTCACTTAGTCGACTCAGATGTTGGCTCGGTGGGATACATCGCACTCGAAGAATCAGTCAAGAGAACTGCCTTAAGGCTGATGAGTATCAAAGCAAACAAACCGCTTCACCTGAATAATGAAGTTCCAACAGACGAACTCAGAACCGCTTTTGATAGCAGTCTGGGTGGTGGTCGCGTATTCCTTCGGGATGGTTTCGGGAGTGTTGATCTCGACTGCATCCTTAATGACATCCGTTTCTTAGTAGCCCACCACGGCGTTAAGTGGATCATTCTTGATCACCTATCCATCCTTATCTCTGGATTAGAGATGGACAATGAGAGACAAACTATTGACCGCTGCATGACAATGCTGCGTTCATTCTGCGAAGAGACTGGTGTCGGAATGATACTTATCTCCCATCTTCGCCGCTCTCAAGGTGACAAAGGTCCGGAGGATGGCGCGAAGATTAGTTTGCAAATGCTTCGCGGTTCACATTCCATAGTTCAGCTATGTGATGTTTGCATTGCCGTGCAAAGAAACATCAGTGGAGGTGATAACTCCGCTGAACTTGTCGTTCTCAAAAACAGGTTCACAGGCCGTACAGGCCCTGCTGGAACCCTTACTTTCTGCCAGGAAACTGGCCGTCTTACTGAATCTCTTACTGCTGCATCTTCATCTTCTGATGATTACACCGACTTCTAGGAAGCATCTTGTTCTGTTCAAAAAGCAGAGCTGCCCGCCCTGTGGGCGTGTGGCTCAACGACTGGAGTCGATTATCTCCAGAGAACCGGACTTAGTTCACCAAATCTCTGTGCTGCGTAAGGAGTATCACTCTGCTCTTCTCGTCGCATACGAGATCGATATGTTTCCAACCATGCTGCTAGTCGATGACCTTGGTCAAGAACTAGATCGCTGGGTTGGTGGCACTGCCTGCTACGACGCTCTTCATGAAGAGCTGAAAGAATGCAAGGCAATGAACCTATGAGATTAGTTGCTGACATTGAAACGAATGGACTTCTTAGACAAGACAGTCCCGTCATCCATTGTTTAGTTACACAGGATCTCGATACTGGTCAGGTATTTTGCTACGACGACAAGGGTGGAGAAAACGACACCATTGTCACTGGTATCAAGTATCTGATGTCAGCGGATGAAGTATGGGGCCACAACTGGATTGGCTTTGATACTCAATTCATCCGTGAGTTGTATCCCTTCTATAAGCCAGAAGGTAAGGTCTACGACACATTGATTATGAGTCGTCTGTTCTTCACAGATATGTTGAACAGAGACTTCCGATCAAAACCTGCCAACATGCCTGCCAACTTATACGGCAGGCACAGTTTGGAAAGTTGGGGCTACCGCCTTGGTCATTACAAATCAGAGTTCGGCAAGACAACGGACTGGTCTGAGTATTCCCCAGAAATGTTGGAATACTGCAAACAGGACGTAGCTGTCAGTGCAGAACTATGTAATTTGTTTAGCTCTAAATTAGAGCAATATGCAGATTGCATAGAGACTGAGCACAAGATTGCTGAGATCATGTGCTGGCAGGAAAGGGAAGGCTGGCCCTTTGATGAGCGCAAAGCTCAAGAGCTGGAAAGCAAGCTGAGGGCAGAGCTAGACCTTTTGTCCGATGAAATGCGCGACACCTTTCACATGGTTGATGGTGGTTCGTTTACTCCTAAACGCAACAACCAAACCAAGGGCTATGTAGAAGGTGCAACTATGTCAAGGCTTCGGGAGTTCTCTCCTACTAGCCGATCACATATCGCATGGGCTTTCCAAAACTATCGCGGGTGGAAGCCTCGTGATTTGACCGATACAGGTCGGCCAAAAATTGATGAAAAAATTTTGATGGAGATAGGAACAGACGAATCCAAAAAATTCGCCCGTATCTTGACACTTCAAAAACATCTAGGCCAACTGAGTGAGGGCAATGGTTCGTGGCTCAAGAGTTCAGTTCGTGGAAAGATCCATCACTCCTGTGTACTTGCTACAAACACTGGGCGCATGGCGCACATGCGTATTAACGCAGCGCAAGTGCCAAGTGGTAGAGAATACAGGGAATTGTTTGGACCTGGCCCTAGACGTGTGCAGGTCGGAGCTGATGCTTCCGGGCTGGAATTGAGGGTATTGGGAGGCTTCATGTACAGGTTCGATGGCGGCAAGTTCGCTACCGAAGTTGTCGAAGGTGACATTCACACCAAGCTGCAACATATCTACGGTGTTCCGACTCGTAGTGCCTCAAAACCAGTTACCTACGCCCTGATATATGGGGCGGGCAATCACAAACTCGGTCTAACTGCTGGCGCTGATGATAAAACAGCAACCGCAAAAGGTAAAGAGATTCGATCCAATATCATGACAAATTTGGATGGTTTCAAAGATCTTATGGAAGCTGTCGCTCGTCGGGCTGAGACAGATGTATTAAAGGGATTGGATGGACGACCTATCAGATTGATGGGACAAAAATTCCGTGCCCTGAACTACATTTGTCAGTCAGCTGGTGCTGTGATCTGCAAACTTTGGGTTATACGAACACATGAATTACTTAAAGCAGCTGGTCTTGACTATCATCCACTCGGATTTATTCATGACGAACAGCAGCTTTCCGTCCACCCCGATCATGCTGAACAAGCTGCCAAGTTATTGGTAGACGCTATGAGAGATGTTCAGAAACAAATTAACTTCCGCTGTGAACTAGATGCTGAATCCGTTATCGGAGAAAGCTGGGCCGATTGCCACTGATACCAATAGAAAAGGAGATTTCTGGGAGCTGCACGTCATCCGCGAGGCATGGCGACGTGGCGCAGAAGTTTATTCCAACGCCGGTTGCACGGGAGCTGTTGATCTTATCCTCCAACAGGGTGAGCAGCAGCTTAAGTGTGATGTGAAATCCATGCGCTATCAAAACAAGTGCTGGAAATCCACAGGCGCATCAGTGGCTGATGGTGTCCATGTAATCCACGTCAACCCTCTTACTGAAGAGATTCGCTGGACCCGAGGCAAAGAGCCAGAGGGCTGGGAATCTTTTTGGGATTAAAAATGAAACCACCAAAACTATTAGTCGATGCAGATTATTTTCTGTATCGAGCGGCCGCCGCGGCCGAGCTAGAGCTTGAGTACAGCACTGACCTCACCGTCATTGTTGGCGACTTTATGGAAGGCAGACGCATCGTCAAACAAGAGTGGCGCAACCTGCGTCAACGGTTTGACACTGATGATCTGCTGTTGTGTTTTACCGACACCACTAACTTCCGCAAAGACATCGACCCTGACTACAAGGGGTCTCGCAAAGACAAGCGAAAGCCAGCGGGCTACAAGAAATTAAAGGAGTGGTGTATGGCTACCTGGCCCAGCGTTATTAAACCTGGGCTGGAAGCTGATGATGTCCTAGGCATCTTGGCTACCAAAGGTGACATCGACAACTTTGTTCTTGTCTCGCCTGATAAGGACATGCTGCAAATCCCATGCCGCATCTACAACCTCAAGGATGAATTCACACAGGATCCTGAGAGTGCCAAGCTGAAACTCTGGGAGCAATGCTTAACCGGAGACAGCACAGATGGGTACAAGGGAGCAAAAAATTGTGGCCCTAAAAAGGCTGAGCAGATCCTTGAAAAGGTGAAGGATGGAAATTACTGGAAGGTGATCGTAGAGACCTACGAGAAAGCTGGACAGACAGAAGAGGATGCACTGCGCAACCTCCGACTAGCTCGCATCCTGCAGGCAGAGGATTGGGATAAGGAGAAACAAATTCCGATTCTTTATAGCCCTTATGAAACCACTACCTCCTCCAGTGACAAAGCTAACGCTTGAACAAGAGTTTAAAGTTGCCTCTCTATTAGGCGACATTGAAAAGGCAAGTCCAGAGCAAACGCTTGAGATTTGTCAAACACTTCTTAAGCACAACTTCCTCCTTAAGAACACGCTCAACAACATCATCGACGCATGGCATGAACTTGACGCCGCAGGAGCTGAACTTCCTGAGGAACGTTTTAAGAGCTAACCGGGCATACAGAGGCATGGACATACCGCATGGTGTCAACCTCTGGCCTGATTGGATGGAAACCTTTTACCAAAAAGTTCTTAATGAGCAAATCAAATCCACAGCACTACCGCCAAGGATCGATTGAACCTTGGGACTTCATTGTCTCTCAGAACCTCAACTTTCTTGAGGGCAACATTATCAAATACGTTACCCGCGCCGGAAAAAAAGATGGTGAGTCTCGCCTGGATGATCTTACAAAGGCAGCTACCTACCTTCGCAAACTCATTGAAACCGCATCACAAGATGAAAGCACCTCACCCCGACCTAATGGGTCAAGCGATCAAGTTTCGCAACTTGATGGAGCAACCCATTGGCACCTTCAATCCGGCTACAGCGACGACTCAGCAGAGATTGATCTCGGAGGAGTACGAGGAAGTTATGGAGGCACATGCTGAGGCTATCCAGTACATCCAAAACCCCAGAAGCCGTGAGCATCTTCTCAAAGAGCTAGCGGATTTGGTCTTTGTTTGTTTTCAATACTCAGCCGCTATGGGCTGGCCCTTAGATGAAGCATTGGACCGGGTGTATGAATCCAACATGTCCAAGCTTGTTAATGGCAAGCCTGTGAAGAATGAGTTTGGAAAAGTAATTAAGCCGCCTCACTACCATCCCCCTTACCTCACTGATCTTATCTAATGTCTGCACAATTCATCGCAAAGACAGGCCGCGTGAAATCGTGGCAAGAAAATCCTGAAGGACGGCTGCCAGTGTCATGCACTGTCATGTCCATTGAAGATAGTTACGACGGCGAGGGGGGCATTGCTGATGCAATCACCTTTGCTGCTCACGCTCTCCGCTTTGGTGCTGGCTGTGCCATTGACGTATCTAAGTTGCGTCCACGGGGCAGCGATAATGGCAAAGGCTTGATCGCTTCTGGCCCAGTTAGCTTCCTCAAAATCTTCTCTGTGTTGAACGAAGTTCTTCGCAGAGGCGGACAATATAGGTCCGGCGCGGTGGTCAGTCATTGTGCGCTCAGTCACCCTGACATCAACGAATATCTCACAGCTAGTCGTCAAGAACTTCCTTGGCTTAAGCGCTGTGTAGATGTCACTGAAGAGATGTGGAATGCTGCATCTCAAGAGACCAAAGATCTTGTATTGTCAGGTGTCCGTAATGGCGACATCTGGCTGTCTAAGATGAAGTGGGATCTTCATGGTGAACGTATCTATTCCAACGTATGTTTGGAGATCTATTTGAGATCGAAGGGGACATGCCTTTTGAGCCATATCAACGGTGGGGCTTTGCACCTTGAAGACATTGTTCCTGCCTTTGAGCAGGGCATGACTGAGTTGTGCGAGCTTCATGGCCGTACTGGCGTAGACAAATCTGGTCACTACCTATCACCAAAAGAGGATAGGCAGGTAGGACTGGGCATCCTTGGTCTGGCTAACCACCTGTCCATCCATGGTGTCACCTACGATGAGTTCGGTGACGCCCTGGCTCTTATCAATAAAGCTGGCCCATCTACCAAGCTCGAAACGCCTGCACTTTTGCTGGCTGCCGAGTGGCGTAAGGGCATCGAAGCTGCTGAACGTATCGCCCGTGCCAACCGCATGGAGCGTGCGTTCACCATCGCACCAACGGCGACCTGTTCGTATAACTACACGGACCTGCGTGGTAACACCACTTGTCCAGAGATCGCCCCTCCGATTAACCGTAATGTTGATCGGGTTAGTTCCACCTTTGGTACGCAGACAGTCTCCTACGGCGACGTAGAGATCTGCTCTGAAGTCGGTTATGACTCGTTCCTGAAAGTGGCAAATGGTCTGGTTCAAATGATGACCGACACCGGACTCTTCCATGGATACTCTCTGAATTGGTGGTCAGACATGATCACCATGGATGAAAACTTTATCCAGGACTGGTTCGCATCCCCACAAACCTCTCTCTATTACAGCTTGCAGGTGCAGCCAGACACACTCCGTAAGGACGATGCTGCTGCGATCATCGAAGACGATGACTACCGAAACATATTTGCGTTAGATGAAGAGGAGCAATTCTGTTCTTCCTGTGCCGAGTAAATGTCTGCATACACAAAAATCGTATCCCGTAAACGCACTTGGACTCCTCTCCAAGTGACAAAGGGGGCAGTTGCGGAGGGGTCTGATGAGACCCTAAAGCGCTGCCTCGCGCTGCGTACTCTCGAACTTCCAGTGAAAGAGATGCTGCAGCAAGGGCTGGAAAAAGATCTACCCGATGATCCGGGTGTGATCCCAGCTCTTAAATCCAACATGCTGGACGAAGACAAGCATGATCTTGGCTTTCAATATGTCGTTGATGCCCATGGCGTTGATGAGAAAGCTGAGCGCGAAGCTGCCATGATCCGTAAGGCATGGCTCGAAGCTCCCGAGCATCCAATTTTGAAGACCGCAATCCTTGAGCGCTCAGTCTTCTTTTGTTTGCTTCCCTTCTACAGGTTCACAGGGGATGCTGGATTGATCAACCTCAGCAGCGACGTGTCTCGCGACGAGGTTACTCATGTGGCTCTCCATGCAATGGTTGCTCATGACCTAGGTTTGAAGTCAACACCCAACTTGAACAAACTTCGTAAGGCGACTGTTCATTGGGCATTTGATTTGCTGGGTATTTCTGAAAACAAGTACCTCAACAAAGACTTCTGGCTGCGTCAGTCCGACAACCTCTACACCAGAGGCAAGGCTGACGACCTGCAAGCCACGCGCCGCAGCGTTATGCCTGCATTCTTCGAGACCAACAACAACGACCTCCCGCAATATGCCTGATGAGCTAACGCATTCTGAAATCTTCCGAGGCGAAGAGCCAATCAAGAAATTGATCGAAGAACTAGATGCAATGTATCCACAATTCACACCAAATCCCAAAGATGACATTGCTCGAATCATGTATCGATCTGGTCAACGCAGTGTTGTCGATTATCTATTGGCGAAACTAGACAATGTGTAGCGCTCCTAAAGCACCAAAAATTCCAGAGCCAGAGCCGCTTCCAGAACCGAAGCCTCTGCCTACTCCACAGCAGGCACCGCCCCCGCCCCCGGTAGCTCCGGTGGCACCTATGCAGGCACAGCCAGCAGCTCCTACTCCCCCGCCTGCTCCAATCAAC